CAAATTCGCAACGTGCGGCCCTTGATAAGGCTTTAGACGATGAGTACTAGTCTTACCCCTGCTCATCTCGTTGAACGCGTCAGAGAGCGTTGTGAAGAGGATTTCAAATTCTTCACCCGTTACTTCTTCAAAGCGCTCAAGGGAACCAAATTTGTATTCAGTGAGCATCACGATGAAATATGTGACGCACTGATGGATGTTTATTACGGGCGCACCACTCACCTGATGATTAATATTCCACCGCGTTATTCAAAAACTGAATTAGCGGTAAAAATGTTTCCCGCGTGGTGTTTCGTTAAGAACCCCCGTTGTGAATTTATTCATCTGAGTTATGCGGATATTCTCGCACTGGATAACTCAGACACAATTAAACAGATCTTAAAGTCCACTGAGTTTATTCAGTTGTGGCCCAATTTCGCTATTAAGGCGAATAAAGATTCCAAAAAAGCGTGGGGCACTGAAGAAGGCGGCGTATTTTACGCAACTGCTGCAGGTGGTCCAATTACCGGCTTCGGTGCGGGTAAGATTGATGACTTCAAGGGTAATAACGGTTTTGGTGGCGCAATCATCATCGATGACCCGTTAAAGCCCGATGACGCATACTCTGACCCGAAACGTAACGCTGTTAACCGTCGATGGGATGAAACCATCAAGTCACGTTTCAACAGCGCAAAGACACCTTGCATCGTGATTATGCAGCGTATCCATGAGAACGATTTCTGTGGGATGTTGCTCAAGGACAGTGAGTACGATTTTCGCCAGCTGGTACTACCTGCCATCGTTGATGAGGGTTTACCAACCGAACGCGCATTGTGGCCTCAGAAGCACTCTCTGGACGCGCTCAAGGCGATGCAGAAGAAGAACTCGTACATGTTCGCCAGTCAGATGCAGCAGCGCCCTGCACCACTTGGTGGCGGCATTCTGCGTGGTTCATGGTTCGGACGTTATGACGTGCTGCCGCCACTCAAATACCGTGCCATCTTTATCGATACCGCACAGAAAGCCAAACAGCACAATGACTATCAGGTTGCTGAGGAATGGGGTCTTGGTGAGGATGGTTACCTGTACCTCATTGACGTTCTGCGTGACAAATTTGAGGCGTATGAGCTTGAGGTTAAAATCCCGGACTTCTGGAACAGTAAACGCGCTAATAAAAACGGTCGCCTGCGTTACATGGCTGTGGAAGATAAATCATCCGGCACCGAATTGATTCAGAAGATTCGCCACAAGATTAAACCTGTTATCCCCGTGCGTGAGATACCACGCGGACCAGCAGCGAACAAACTGACACGTGTGATGGACGTGCAGGGTTACATTGAGTCAGGCTATGTTAAGATACCGAACGAAGCAGCGTGGGTGTATGATTTCATTAAAGAGTGTGAGTCGTTTACCGCCGATGATACACACGCGCATGATGACCAGATTGACCCAATGTGTGACGCTATCAGTCAGATGCTTCACAACAACAAAGCAAGTATTGCGGAGATGCTCTGACTATGCCAAAAGCTAAACAACCTAACCTCCATTCCGTACCAGCTGTACGACACGCGACAGCCGATGGTCTGGTCAACGTTGTGTCAGGTCTTGGCACGCACAAGGCTAAGCGCTCACACAACTATTTCAGCTACGCCACGCTACAGGACTGGCAGCAGATGGACGCAGCGTATCAGACAAACTGGCTCGCACGTGCCATCGTGGACATCCCCGCTGAGGACATGTGTCGTGAGTGGCGCATCATCAAGTCCAAAGACGCAGACGCTATCCGCATTGAGGAAGACCGTCTGATGCTGCCCATGCACGTACAGGAAGCTGCAACATGGGGCGGACTGTACGGCGGCAGCGGTATTCTCATGCTGACCGGTCAGGACTTAACCAAACCGCTCAATCTCAACCGTGTGCGCAAAGGTAGTCTGGAGCGTCTGGTTGTATTTGACCGTTATGATATGTCTGCCATGACGCTTAACACGTGGAACGTGCTGGCACCGAATTACCTTGCGCCGGAGTTTTACACCATCACCGGTGGCGGACAGCAGATTCACTGGTCACACTTTGCACGCTTTAATGGTACTCGCCTGCCCCGTCGCCAGATGTTACAGACTCAGGGCTGGGGTGATTCGGAGCTGCGCAAGTGTCTCGATGACATCATGGACATGGTTGCTTCAAAGGACGGTATCGCCGAGCTGATGCAGGAAGCCAACGTGGATATCATCAAGCGTGAAGGCCTCAGTGATGAGCTCGCATCAGACCAGGACGAAGCTATCACACAGCGTTACGCCCTGTTCAGCCAGATGAAGTCCATTGTGCAGATGGCCCTGCTGGACGGTGATGAGACATATGACCGCAAGACGCTCGACTTGGGCGGTGTTGCACCGGTTATTGAAATCTTCATGACGTGGATTAGCGGCGCTGCCAATATCCCACTCACCCGCCTGTTCGGTACCTCTGCAAAGGGTATGAATGCCACGGGTGAAGGAGATATGAATAACTACAACAATTCCATCCGTTCCAAACAGCTGACGCGCCTTGACCCGGGTATGCGTTATCTCGATGAGGTGATGGTACGTAGCGCACTGGGCTACTGGCCGGACGATTACAACTACGTGTGGGCACCACTGTCACAACCTACCGAGTTGCAGCTTGCTCAGGCGGCTCAGACGCGTATGCAGACGGACATTGGTTACCTGCAGGAAGGTATCATCCGCCCGTCACAGATTCAGCGTAACCTGCAGTCGTCCGAGCAGTATCAGTTTGCTGATGAGGACATTGAGTCACAGGAAGCAGCTGAGACAGACGTTATTGTGCGTCCGGATGACGTGGAGGAGCCAGTTGCACAGGTGGAGCAAACTGACTCATTTTGGCTTAAGTATACTGACCTGACCGTTAAGGATGGTCTGTCACATGAGCAGGCTATGGAGCAACTCGCCCAATAAGGGCGAGTGTTTTAGTTATTATTTGGTAGATTTATACCACTCTGCATCGAAATCTGCCATCGCCAGTGCTGGTGATGAACCGGTGCCAACAACGCCCGTTGGTAGGTCTCCGAGTATTGCTAACCATGCATTTCCATCCTGAGTCAATGCAGGCTTGAACACTGCAGAAGGTCTGCCATGCTCCTGCGCGGCGCTCTGTATCTCGTAGCAAGCTTGCTGGAAGTAGTGTCCGACATTCTCGTTCCGCATTGCACTTTCAACTGCAGCGCCAATGTCACAACCGCCAAGACGGCTTCTGACTGCGTCATAAACTGCCTGATATGTATCACTCATTCTTCAATCCTCTAAATTATGATATTATCTGACCAACGCACTCAATATACCCTACTCTGACGGAACCGTCAATGCCTACACAGACTGAAATCGCATACAACCGCAAGCTGCAACAGATTGTTAAACTGGTACGGGCTGACATTGACGCAGAGCTTGTACCGGCTATTAAACAGTCTGTGCCGGAATATGTGGCTGACAGCTGGAGTGATGTGATAGCTGCTGTGCTGGAACGTCTCGTAGCACGCTGGACCAGCCCTTTTGCACGCAAGCAGGCGCGCGACATTGCGGGCAGCTTTGTCAGTGATGCTTCCACACGTGCGATGCGCCAGAGTGTAGGCATTGACCTGTATGGCGGTAATGACCAACTTGTGGACTATCTTAAAGCTGCTGCAGACCAGAACGCCGCGCTTATCACGTCCATCCCCGCTCAGTATCTGGAACAGGTGAGCAACATTGTCACGGGTAACATGCGTGCCGGTATGCGCCCCAGCTACATCGAGCAGACACTTGTTAAACAGTTTGGTATTACTAGCCGCAGAGCTAAGCTGATTGCTACTGACCAATTTGGTAAAATACAAGGTGAAATCAATAAGATACGTCAGGTTAATTCAGGAATTCGCTACTTTCGGTGGGTAACTGCTCATGATGAACGCGTGCGTCCTTCTCACGTTGCAGTTGCTAAAAGAGATGTCGGATACGGACCGGGTGTGTTTCGTTGGGATGATTTACCTATTGTAGACGGAGTGCCCACGTTCTGTGGACAACCCGTCCGGTGTCGATGTGTAGCTGTTCCAGTAACACAAGCGCAAGTAGAACGTAACCGTAAAGCTGCTAAGAAATGAATCGGTTACTACCATGATTCTTGCTAAAACCGTAGTGATTTTCGGCTGATTTACGCATACAGCAAGCTTCGAAGAAGTCACGCGTAATACCAAGATGTTTCCCTTTACCATTCACACCAATCATCGCGACATATGCTCCGGTCTGACCGTGGATTACAACTCCTGAAATTCCTGTTTTATTGCGCTTGTGACGTCGCATGTTTCTACTGTTCTCAAGCGGTGTTACATTTCTCAAGTTGCACAGTCTGTTGTCTGTAGGGTCGCCGTTTATGTGGTCAATCACGTCTGGTAAATCCCCGTGAATATACAGCCACACGATTCGGTGGTACATGTAGTCTTTGTCCAGTAGTCGAATATACTTGTAAAATTTCCCATTCCACTTATTGACCTTGGTGCTACCTGCTAGAGTTCCAGCAAACCGAGTGTTCCATTTCTTCCAGTTGCGGTCTGTTGTGAACATGTTGCGAGGACGGAGAGTATGGGTGAACAGACCCGTTTCCGGGTCATATTCTAAACAGGTTCTAACTACTTCATAGAGGTCCACGGTTACGCCTCTCCCACTTAAATTTAACCAGTCGCACCACAAACCATAAGCCGCGAGCCACCATGAACAGCAGTCCCGGAATAAGCAGTGCACCCACTGCAAAAGACTGTGTGGTCAGCGCATCACGTGCAAATACGCACAGGCAGAACCACATGAACCACATGCCGTAGAGGAATTGTGTCACGGGTATCTCTCCAATGTTCATTTTTCGTTTATCACCATAGTCACGGATGTATCGTGTTGGTGGCGGTGTTGGTAACTGTGGAGGTTGTGGTACTGTCATCGTGCAGTCCCCAGCATGACCCAGCACAATACACCTGCTGCGAGTAGTAAGAATTCAGTAAAGGTCATTGTGGAATTATTCCTTTCTTTTTATCGCGATAATATTTTGCTTTACCTTTGCGGAGTGCTTCAATACGGTCTTTTGCCTCCACCCGGCAAGTCCATCCACCCATGTACTCAGATGGTGCGCCACCTGAATCCCAATTACCAGACGGATAACGTCCCACTGTCCAAATCATCCCTCAATCTCCTTAACAATTAACGTTGCATAACCGGCAATATCTTTCCAGTTATCGTCATAGTCCGGGTCACCGTTGAGAATGCGACCAATTTTATGCTGAATCATTTCCAGCGCTTCTTTCTGTGAAGGCTTCAGTGCGTCCCACTTTGGTGCAGCGTGCATCACATCTTTCAGCTGCTGCATGATAGCTGCACCATCCTTAAACTCACCGTAACGGGTTCCACGCTCTGCGATGAGTGCTTCGGTTGGTGTGGCAGACTGTTGGATTGACTCACAGACCCGATATTTTATTAAATTTGGTTTAGATTTGTTTTCCCAATCGTAATCACCAGCCTTCACGCCTAGGTCAGGTTTTAAACCATCATCAAACATAACATCCACCAAAATATTTTCTGACACGGGACATTCCCCACCACTCCATTGAATCCAACCACCTTCGTCTACTTTGCGGCGTTCGGCGATGACAATGGGCGTTTCTTCATCACCACTATGTAATTCAAAAACACCGGTTAAATCATGATTAGAAGTATATCTGTCGCCCACACGGTGTCCTTCACTAAACCAAATGATATGGTTAGGTGTCCGCCCAGTTGTTTCTACATACACTGCCCACTCCGGTGCACCCTCAAAATCTGCCTCACTACCCTTAACGTATTCCCACATGTTGCTCACTCCTGAAATTAACTGTATGATATGTCTCATTAGTAAGTTATCACCTACTGACGGGTACGTCAACACAATTATGCAGATTACCGTACAAGACCGACAGACATATAAAATCACTCAACGTGAGTTTACGGATGAGGGATTCTTACGTGTACCGGGCAAAGTAGCGCGTACCGGTATTCAGCAATATCTGGCGTGTGAACTTGGCCTCGATGGGGACCCTAACCGTGTTATCAATGTGTATCGCCCTGAAGAGGAAGTGTTTGCTGCTGACTCTCTGGCATCATACGACAGCTCGGACATCACACTGCAACACCCTGACACACTGGTGGATAGCTCCAACTACTCCAGAACTGTCAAAGGTGTTGTACGTGGTCCGGGTGTCCGTACCGATGATGACTGGGTACAGTGCAACCTCATCGTGAAAGCCAAAGATGCAGTTGATGCGATTATGGCTGGCACATGTGAACTTTCTGCAGGCTATACCGCCACGTATGACGACACACCCGGTACCGCACCAGATGGTACGCCTTATCAGTTCCGTCAGACAAATATCCGAATCAATCACGTCGCAGTTGTGGACCGCGCCCGCGCTGGCTCTTCGGCACGTATTTTTGATACTAAAACCACTGGAGATAAAGCGATGCATCAAATCGTAACAGACACGGGGCGAGTCCTCGAAGTCGCTGATGCTGCCGTAGCAGATGCATTCGACCGCCTTAATAAGCGTGTCAGTGATGCAGAAGCTACCGCAACTAAAGCGCAGGCTACCAACGATGGCTTACAGGCCAAAGTTGATGACCTTACCGGTAAACTGGAACAGGCTGTTATTGCTTCCAGCGATGAAGCAATTAAGCAACGTGTTGAGCAAATCGCACAGGTGCAGAGTAAAGCACGCAAAGTAGCTGGTGATACCTTCAGCTGCGACAGCGTGAATGCAACTGACATCATGCGTGCCGCCCTCGCCCTGCGTCATCCAAAGCGCGACTTTGCTGATAAATCTGCCGACTACGTTCAGGCTGCTTTCGATATGGCAGCTGATGAAGACGAAGAAGACAAGAAAGAGAGCAAAGACGCACAGTACACTCAGCTGGCGCAGGATGCTGCACGCGGTACTCAGCCTCAGCAGTCAGCCTATGACAAGTTTAAGCAACAGGTTTCCAATGCTCACCGTGGGGGTAAATAATCATGCCTGTACAGACTACATACAGCCGCTACTACGGTGATGCTTTCGAAGGTCAGAAAGCAGACATGGAAGCGTACAATACCGTTTCAAAACTGAACAAAGGTACTGCAGTTATTCCGTTTGGTCGCGCTGTGTTCACAGATGGCGACGATGGTATGAAGCTGCCGGTAACCGGTTCGACTGCTGCACAGTTCATCGGTATCACCATGCGTGAACTGACCCGTGCATACACCACCGCTCAGGCAACTCCTGCGATTGGTGCAGTTCCTAAGTATGACTCAACCGTCATGACGATGGGTGTTATCTGGGTACGCCCTGCTGTAGCGGTTGTTAAAGATGACCCTGTGTATGTTGTGCTGGCAGACGGTACTTTCAGTAACGTTGCGGGTACCACTAACGTGCTGTTACCAAACGCACAATTTGTTTCAACTGCTGCAGCCGGTTCACTGGCTAAAGTTTCTCTGGTTGTTGGGGGTTAATAAATGAATCTTGTAACAGTTACTGACAGCCAGACCGGTTTCCAGTTCACGTACGATGACAATCTGCGTAACATGAAAACCGCCGATGCTGGTATTGGCTTCTACATCAGTCAGTTCACCAATCTTGAGTCAAAAGTGTATGAAGTTCTGTACGCTGATATCATCTTTGACCAACTGGTTCCGGTTGATACCTCTGACCCGGAGTGGATTGACAGCGTTTCATACCTGTCATTCGACGGCGCAACAATGGGTAAATTCATTGCTGCTAACGGTCGTGACCTGCCACAGGTTGATATTGATGCTAATCTGTCAAACATTCCTGTTGGTTATGCTGGTAACAGCTATGGCTACTCTCTGGAAGAACTGCGTAAAGCTGCGGCAATGCGTATTCCTCTGGATGTGACCAAAGCGCGTCTGGCATTCCGTGGTGCACGTCAGCACTCACAGCAGGTAGCCTTCTTCGGTGATGCAAACCGCAACATGTACGGCCTGTTCAATCACCCGAACGTGCCGCTGGATAACTCCGCGCTGGACTGGACCACTGCTACCGGTGCTGAGATTGTTGCGGATATGAACAGCCTTATTACTAAGGTCTGGACTCAGTCAGCACAGCGTCACACTCCAAACACCCTGTTACTGCCGTCTGTACTGTGGACCATCGCAGCTAACAAGCGTATGGATACCGGTACCGACACCACCGTACTGGAATTCTTCCGCCGCAACAACACATATACCGGTGTTACCGGTCAGCCAATCGACATCCGCGCTGTCCTGTGGCTGAACGATGCAGGTGTGGGCGGTACTCCTCGTATGATGGCGTACGAGAAGAACAGCGACAACCTGACCATGCGTATGCCTATCCCGTGGCGTTCACTGCCTCCGCAGGCTACCGCACTGCGTCTGGAAATTCCGTGCGAGTATAAAATCTCTGGCACCGAGTTCCGTTACCCACTGTCTGCAGCTTACCGCGACGTGGTTGGACCATAAATTACTAAGCCCTCTTCGGAGGGCTTTTTATTATGGTTTAGGCGCTGCTGGTAGTGGCATCCAGTGAGTAACCTCGGTGAAAAAAGAATATCCTTCACCATCACTGAATTTATCCCATTGGTCGTAAAAACCAGCTTTCACTACACCGCCGCAACACACCAGAAGTAACCCATCGTTACCTTCCCCATCAGGCATCCGCTCGCTACATTTCACCCACTCTGCACCACCTGTGGCACATATAGGCTCTATTGGTGCTGTGTGTGGGGCATTGAGGCGCTTAACTTCGGCGATACAGGAGTTCCATCCTTCACACTGGCCGAGACCTCTTGCCTCCTCCGCTTCCTTTGGATTAAAGCCATCGCAGACCACTTCATCAGGCAGCTTCAAAGCTGGGCTTGCAGGTTGGGTTGGTGCGGCAAGGGCGATTTCGTTAATCTGCTTCTGGCGCTCAGTGAATTCCTTTACGCTATCGAAGAAAGTTTTATTTTGCTGGCACATCTCGATGTGTCTAATCAGCGCCTGCTTCTGCTCTTCGGTCATCATTCTTTCACACTCCCACCTGCTGCACGGATGGCTTCACCTAACGCACTAACTCCAGCGTTAAACCCATTTGACCATGACAAGGCATTATCCGCTCGGTAATGGTCTGGCGCATCGCTCGCCGTAGTCTCAGCAGGCAACACAACCGGCTGCATAACCGCCACTGGCGGCGACGTGTAGATGAACGTTCTGTCCGCAAAGGAATCTGCATCGTTAGGGTGAATAGAAACATATCTCCCGCAAGTAACACCTTGTTCTGCGAGTTTTATAGCGTCTGCACCATCCTTACAAATCCACGCCAACGGCACCGCCTCCAGACTCGCCAGCGCCACTCTCGCCATATTCACCACCCAATCCCGATGGTCTTGCGGATTGGCAATAACGTCTTCGCAATGTGCTTTTAGTTGCTGGTTAGTCATGGGTCTCATCATTCGACATCCTTATCAGTGCTGGAATTTACTTCAGCTGGCGTTGGCTTGATGTAT